TCCTAAAAAGATTGCAGCAAAGAAGGCAGCCGCTAAGAAGGCATAATGGAACTCACTGACCTTCTCAATGAGAAGGAGTGGAGGAAATGCAAAGGTCGTGAGGGTGCAACCACCGAGGAATTGGTGGCTGCATTTTCACACTTTTGTTCTACCCATTGGATGATTCGACACCCTGAACGGGGTCGTATCAAGTTTGTGTTGCGTGAAGCGCAAGAAGAAACTGTAAGAGTCTGGATTGACTCTCGCTACAGCATTGTTCTAAAAGCACGACAGATTGGGTTCTCTACTCTGGCTGCTGCATTCACATTCTGGGAAACATTCTTTTGGGCTGACCGCTTTACGGTCATGCTTTCACGTACCGAGCGTGAAGCATCAAAGTTGTTGCAGAAAACCAAGTATGGATACAAGATGCTTCCTGCGTGGATGCGTGTGCGTGGACCAGACTTACTTTCTGATAACCAGTTGAAGATGGTATTTGCTAATGACTCTGCTATTGAGTCTTTACCATCTGGAAATGACCCTGCTCGTGGTGAGTCTGTGTACCGAGTAATCATTGACGAAATGGCGTTCTTGCCCAACGCTGAAGAAGCGTGGGCATCCATTGAACCAATTGCTGACGTTGGTGGTCGTGTTATTTGTTTGAGCACAGCCAACGGTGAGGGCAACATCTTCCACCAACTATGGGTTGGTTCGCAGACTGGTGTAAACCGATTTACTGGTGTGTTTTTTCCGTGGTCTGCTGGAGACCGTGACGAGGATTGGTATGAGGCTAAGAAGCGTGACCTTCCTGACTGGCAGTTGGCACAGGAATACCCGGACAACGCTGAGGAAGCCTTTATTCGTTCTGGTCGCCCTGTGTTTGACCTTGAATCATTGAGGAAGATAGAAGCGGTTGACCCAGACCGTGGTTATCTAAAAAACGAGTTAGGCAAAAATGTTTATACTTTTATTAAAGATGGTGGAGAGTTGTCAATCTGGGATTTTCCAACTCTTAATGAAAACTATGTAATTGGGGCTGACGTTGCAGAAGGTCTTGGGCATGGTGACTATTCATCTGCCCACATTATTTCTGCGGACACAGGTTTGGTTGTGGCTCATTGGCATGGGCACGTTGATGCCGACATATTTGGTGAAGATGTTCTTCGGGCTTTGGGTTATTACTACAATCATGCTCTTATTGGGGTTGAGTCAAACAACCACGGTTTGACGACAATCAAAGGGCTTCAGCGTGCTGGTTATCGCAACACTTATCGCCAGCGCAAGATGAACGCCCGTAATCCAGTGGCAAGTGAGACAATGGGCTGGAGAACTACTTCTGTTTCTAAACCTTTGGCAATTGACGAGTTGAATGCCGCAATCCGTGATGAGGCTATTTTGCTGTACGACTTTAAGACCATTGCTGAACTCCGTTCATTTGTGCGTGAAGCCAATGGCAAGATGCATGGTTCCCCACATGACGACCGTGTTATGTCGTTAGCCATTGCCAACCAGATGCTGAAATATGTTTGGTTGCCAGAATACCGATACGACCCAGCACCACCTAAAAACACTTTAGGATGGTGGGAACAACACATAATCAAAGAGAAACAGGAGAAAACTTTACCCATTGGTGCGTTTAATATTCGAGGGTAACGATTAAAGCCTATAGTTATGAAAGAATTCCGCTGTTTAGAGTGTTTGACGACTTTTGAAGCAGATGAATTGCCCCGTCGTGGTTCAATTTGTTTCAAATGCCATATCAAGTCAGTCCGTCTTGGATTTACTTATGGGCAAGAAGACTTCCATGGCCCAACCGTGAAAGAACGTGCAGATGAGCAGGTTCGTGTAGCCAAAGAGGCTGGAATTAATGCCGAGCCAGTAGGCAGTCGTTGGGTTTGAGATGGAGGTGGTCTGGGTCCCGATTATTGTCGCAATCATCTCAGGACCGCTCGTTGTTGTACTACAAAAACTTAGGAAAGAAAATACCAGCCAGCACGCAGAAGGACAAATCCTTCTTCGAATGGTTGGGACAAAGGTTGACAAAATTGCTAGCAAACTTGACAACCATATTGGTTGGCACGAAGGACAAAAGGACAAATAATGGCTCGGAAATCTAATTCGGAAATCATTACAAGTTACAGAAATAAGATTGAACAAACAAAACGTTGGAGGCGTGAAGAACGTTGCGACGACCTTTGGGCACGAATGATTGACATGTATCGTGGAAAGCATTTTAAGACCGAAACCCAAGAAGACCGTCTGCTTGTCAACATTGCTTTTGCAACTATCAACGTAATCTCACCTAGCGTTTCTGTTAACTATCCAAAGATTACTGTTAATGCTCGAAAGTATGAAGACGCCCCTCGTGCTGTTGTGACCGAAGCCGTAGTTAACTACTGGTGGAAACATTATGAGTGCCAGAAAGAATTTCGTACAGCAGTAAAAGACATGCTCATTATTGGTCATGGTTTCTTGAAGACTGGTTATCGTTTTGTCGAAAAGGATGGTTCGGATTACGAAGCATCCGATGAACTTGCCTCAGCAGCACCAGAATCAATTACCGAGTCTGACTTCATCATTACCGAAGACCGACCATTCGTTGAGCGCATTTCACCATTTGATGTTTTTGTTGACGCTGATGCAACATCCATGCAAGACATGCGATGGATTGCTCAGCGAGTCCGTCGCCCTTTGAAAGATGTAAAGAAAGACAAGCGTTATAACTCTGCTGCACGAAATGAAGCAGCACCTTCACATTATTCTAAGTGGGGAATTGACGATTGGCGTGGTTCAATTAGACCACGCCGTAGCGAAAATGATGATGACGCTTATGTAGAAATTTGGGAATACTACGACATTGAAACTGGCAAGATGTCTGTGTTCTGTGACGGTGGTGACAAGTTTCTTGTCAACCCAACAACAATCCCATTCTCATTTGGACATCCATTTGTCATGTTGCGCAACTATGAAGTGCCAGAGCACTTCTACCCAATGGGTGAACTGGAAGCAATTGAACCATTGCAAATGGAACTCAACCAAACACGTACACAGATGATGAACCATCGCAAGCGTTTCTCACGCAAGTGGTTGTACAAGGAATCAGCATTTGATGCTGATGGTCGTGCAGCGTTGGAATCAGATGAAGACAACGTGATGGTTCCGGTTATCTCTGAAGAACCACTTGGCGGTGTAATCACGCCAATGCCAGCGGTAATCAGCCCACCAGAGTTCTACAACCAGTCGAATCTTATTTCCGGAGACATTGACCGTGTATCAGGTATTTCTGAATACCAGCGTGGTGGAATGCCAGAAATTCGCCGTACCGCAACTGAAGCAGCAATTTCACAAGATGCATCCAACGCTCGTTCTTCGGACAAGTTGGCAATTATTGAACGTGGTATTGGTGAATGCGCCCGTCGCTTGGTGATGCTTGCACAGCAGTACATGACAGCAGAAGGTGCTGTTCGTGTTGTTGGGAAAGACGCACAGCCAGTCTGGGTAAACTTTGACCGTGACTACATCCAAGGCGACTTTGACTTTGAAGTAGAAGGTGGCTCAACCCAGCCAGTCAACGAATCATTCCGTCGTCAGATGGCTTTGCAGGTTGTTGATGCAATGGCACCGTTTGCTTCGGCTGGAATTATCGACATGCCGAAGTTAGCAACTTATGTTCTGCAATACGGTTTTGGTATCAAGACTGCCGCTTCGTTTGTGACCGCAGCACCTCCTCCAATGCCACCAGAGATGGCTGGAGCGCCTCAAGGCGCTCTGCCACCGGGTATGCCACCACAGGGACCTCCGCCAGAAGCAATGATGCAGGGAGCACCACCGCAAGGTGGAGCGCCAGCAGGATTACCACCAGAGTTGGCAGGATTGCCACCTGAGGTTCTCATGCAACTCATGCAACAAATGCAACAAGGCGGGGGCATGCCTCCTCAGGGTATGTAACGAAAAATCCCAACATATAGAGCAACCCGAAAAGGACTCCTAAAAAATGAGCGATATAAATAGCAATGAAATCACAGCCGATGTGACCCCAGAAGAACTGGGACAATCACAGGAAGTTGCGGATGTAGTTGATGCCTTAACCGAGGAACAAATTGATTTGCTCCCTGTTGATGAGTACGGAGACAAGTATGTTTCTGTAACTGTTAACGGCGAGGAAGTTAGTGTGCCACTCCGAGAGGCGCTTTCTGGATACCAGCGTCAAGCGGACTATACCCGCAAGACACAGGAACTTGGAGAGCAACGGCGACAAGTGCAATTTGGTGCCGCTTTGCAAGAAGCCTTGCAAAACGACCCACAGGGTACTTTAAGTCTGCTTTCACAGCATTACGGCGTTGGACAACAACCTTCTGAAGAAGAAGAATTGTACATGGACCCAGTTGAGAAACAGTACCGACAATTAGAAAGTCGGGTTCAAGCCTTTGAGCAAGAAAAAGCAAGGGCAGAACTTGAGCGGACAATACAGTCGCTGCAAACACGATACGGCTCGGACTTCGATGCCAATGAAGTTGTGTCAAGGGCTTTAGCCATTGGCTCATCTGATTTGGAAGCGGTGTACAAGCAAACGGCGTTTGACAAGGTGTACGAAGATGCTACGGCGGTTCGTCAACTTCGTGAGAAGCGGGCAACTGAAAATAAGCAGATTACGGACTCAAAGCGTCAAGCATCTGTTGCTTCCACTACTTCCTCGGCTGGAAGTGCGGATGTATCAGCACAACCCATTAAATCATTGCGAGACGCATTTGAAGCCGCAAAACGGCAACTAAGCGTTTAGCGTTCTAACTAAGGAGAAATCATCATGGCATCAGCCAATAGTAACTTTGACCAGTTGCTATCAACGACGCTTGCGAACTACCGCAGCCAGTTGACAGACAACGTGTTCACTGCACGCCCACTCACCTACCAACTCATGGACAAGGGTCGCATTCGTATGCTTAACGGCGGTACGAAGATTGTTGAACCTCTTATCTACGGCAAGAACTCAACTGTTGCTTCATACAGCGGTTATGATTCACTTGCTTTGACCCCACAAGAAGGCATCTCGGCTGCTGAGTACGAATGGAAGCAGTACGCTGCATCCATCGCAATCAGCGGTATTGAAGAAGCCAAGAACAACGGTGAACAAGAAATCATCAACTTGCTCGAAGCCAAGATTATGCAGGCAGAAGAGTCAATGCGTGAATC